ATCCAATCCGCCTTGTACGAAAGGACAGCATCGCGGGGTCGAACACCCCGTGCGACACCGCCTCCTGTGCCATAAGCGGCGCAAGCTAGTACGACATCGGCGTGGAAATACTTCCATTCAACCAGTTTTAGTTTGAATGGAACCCACGCGAGCACGTACCGTGTACAATCCTCCCACCTGGTGGTCCACTTCTCTTGAGCATCGTGGATAACGATGTCGCCTAAGGCTTTTGGGCCTCGGCACTTCCTAACCTGTGAAGGCAGGCAGTCAAGAGTAGCAAACCAAGCGCGCAATCCCGGAGTTTCGCCTATGTCGGCAATTCTCTCGATACCTGCGCGTAAGCCATTTGCGAGTGATATGTACATACTCGGTTCTATCGGATCCTTTTTGAGACAGTAAGGGCGGACGGATCTTCCGTTAAAGAAGTCGCCGCCGCAGCTTTCTCTGAAGGGTACGTCACCCCAAAACGATTTGTCATCGTTAAGAGTGAAACCGCAGAACTCGAGCACGGCTTTCAGAGGACGGACAACATCGTCTTTAACGATGGTGTCGTCGCCGAACACGTAAACGTCTCTACCCAGCCAACCACCGTGGCCACACCTACGTGTGACTGCCACAGAGATCGCTGCGAAAATCAACGTTTCGAGCTCGAACGTGAAGCCGTTACCCATGCTGGAAAATTTCTCCAGACAGACCCACTTACCTTTTACTCTTGTCTTAGGGCTCCGAAGAGCGTCCAAGATAGAGAACCATTCGGTGGGTAGCACGAGTTCGACCAATACTCGTGCAAGGGTGTCGCTTGCGTTAGAAAGATCAAGAGTAGCAAACTCTTTCGTGACAGATGATCGACAGGCAACCAGCTTGTGGATCTCTTGAGCACGTTTCAGATCCCAATGAGCAAAACGGCGCATTCTACTTCTAAGCTCAGACCCGTAGGCGAGCTGGAAGAACACATTGATCGGCGGCTCTTTGCCGGTCGGTCTATGTGATAAGGCCGTTTTCGGAGCAGTACCAAAACTGTTCCCGGGAACGAAATGGATCTTCGACTGACGTTGGGCGTGAAATGCGCCCCACATCGTTCCTAACCACTGCGGTAGGAACGGATATGCGCCAGGGGTCAACACTGGATCTGAACTCATTTTGTCAGGTACAGTGGCTCTCCTGCTTTTGTCAGAAAACGTTGCACCGGGGCCGAATCTCCCTTCCGCGAGGTCGGGAGGTCGGGGTCCAATCCACTTCAGGATGATTTTCCGTACCTCGCTAAAAAAAGCGAGGACGCCAGGGTCGTACTGGTCCGCTGAGTTGCGGAACGCAGGCAACATCCTGGTCAACCGTCGGTTGGTCTTGAAGCATTGAGCCTCGCCTTCTCTCCATTTCTGGAGAGCAGCAGCAGTCTTATCAGCCTTAACCGGCAGAGCCTGAAACTTCTTCAGGAAGCCGGCCGCGGCTGCATCGCATGCATAGGCGTATGCGTCACGGTACTTACGTGGGTCGACCGAAGACTTGGCCAACCCATCCCAGTCACCAACGCGGAGCTTCTCAGCTTGCGCGATCGCGAAAGGGGTTCCTAAGCTGGTGAAATAGAAACCAGCTATGCGCGCCACATCACTTGGCAGTGCAGATTCCGTCATGGCAGCCTCGAGTGGTTAGTTCGGGGCGTACCCGCTGGCACCCGTCGACTTGACCAACACAGCAGCCAGGAGGTTCAACCCCTGGTAAACGCCTTCGTTGATCATGTTCGCCGGAATGGCCTGCGGAATTGTCATGATGCCGGTCAGAACGACGCGATCCTTCGCGCTGTAGATCGTCGTGGACGTGTCCTGAGTCGCGTACGGCGAGACGAAGGTAAACTTCATCTGTCGTGCGGTCTTCGGGCCGTTCCATTGGGTCCACAGTTGAAAGGAGCTGCGTAGTCCAACCGGGAGTCCGGCAGCTGCACCAGTGTCCTGGCGCCAGACGGCAGGAGTGCCATCACCCCCGCTTGCCGACAGAGCATCGAAAATGATGTCGGTGACACCGTCGAACTTCTTGACGGTGATATTAGCCATTGCAGGCATAGTTAATTCCCATTTCAGAGCCCCTTTTCAGGGACGAAAGGAGTCACCCCAATTGTAAACGCGTGGATAGCGCCTATTCGTTGAAGTAACTGGGTTACCCTCAAGAGATAACTGGACGAGCAATGATGCAGCCGTAAGGTTGCGTTGCCATCCAAACACTCTGAGAGGCCTGACGGTGAAATTAGGGCCGGCAAGCCCCACATCTCTTCTCATCCACGTACCACCACCCTTACCAGCATTGCTAGAAGGGGGATTACCGGTGGTCCCTGGGTTGTACGCGGTGCTTTTCTGCACCTCGCATATCCAGGAGTAAGTGGTGAAAGCCATCGACTGGCTTAGTCCGAGGAAGTCTGTACCTTGACTTAAGAACTGCTCTACGTTGAAGAGCCAGTCAGCAAGAAAGCTGAATGGCACCGCCTCGTAGACTATCACCGCTGGGTTGACTAGACCTAAGCGGTTGGCAAGGAACAAGTTCGGATTCGAGATGGTAAACTTGCTACCCATCAGCACCCGAAACTGTCCTCTCTGCCGCTCGTGAACTTCATTAGACGAGCCAGAAGGACCACCAGTTACTTGGTCGAACGGCCAATCGAAGAACGAGGCAGCAGACCCTTTGCCCCATATGGGCTCGAAGGGTGCCTGCAGTACCTCAATCGCTGAGTAAATATCTTTTACCAGCGGCTCCCAGCCGAAGTGATACTCCAACCATGTGTCCGCAAATTCCTTGGCGGCAGAGGTCCCAGTTCGCGGAGGCAGTCTTTTGGACTTCCTCTGCTCCCGGAAACTCGGCTC